CTGGTGGTCGGGATTGGGTTTACAACTGGTTCTTCAGTCCGAACCGTCATGATAAGGAGAACTACGTTGGTTTTGTTGTTAGGACGAGTGACAACCCTTACTTGCCTCCAGGCTATGAGGAAATGTTGAGAGCAAACAACCCGGAATCGTGGGTAAAACGCTTCCTCGACGCTTCGTTTGACGTATTTGAGGGTCAGATATTTGCAGAGTTTGATGAGAAAGTTCACATAATTGATAGGTCTGAACTTGATATTGCCCCTTCGTGGGTTAAGGAATCTGGTTTTGACTTCGGGGTGTCTGCTCCTACGGCAATTGTGATTGGCTATCAAGACCCATCGTCTGGGCTTGTGGTAATTACAGATGAGTACCACCAGAACGAGGCCGATATTTCAGTTGTTGCAAGTTGGATGAGGTCGCATGGGCTGTCTTGGTCGTGGGCAGACCCGTCTGTGAGGCACCGTGGTGCAAATAAGGAGTCTCCTGCGACCCTGTATGATCGTGAGGGGATTGCTCTACAACCCGCTCTTACCAATGACGATGACACTAAGATCGCTACTTTACACCAATACTTGATAAGGAAAAAACTTTTGATCTGCAAGAACTGTGAGCATTTAATTGACTCGATAAAGAGTCAGCGGTGGGATCCGAATCGTGATGGTAAACGTCTAAAGCAAAACGACCACGCGTTTGATGCTCTTGCTTACTTGCTGGTGTCTTTACCGAGAATAGGCGATTGGCTCGACCCTGTAGTTCCAAGCCGTGGTAAGAAGACGTATACAGATGCTTGGAGGCATCCGTCGCTGGACGAGGATCTGGACAGCGAGGAACATATATTTACGGAGGCTGATTATATTGAGTATTTACGGTGATCTTTTTACAATTTTGTATGCTATACTTGTTGCAATTGTTGGATTTTGTGGTTATTATATAGGTAGAAGGAGTAGAATTGAGGATATTGAGCATATTTCAAATGTTTTAACGCAGGGAGTTGTTGAAACCGTACAACCTACAAAGCAACGTGTTAGGAAGGTGCGGTGGAATCCGAAGAACCTGTTAGACCCTGTGGAGCCTGAAGGAGAGCCCTTCCGGAAGGAGGGTATAGGTGAGTAAGCAATTAGTTACACAAGTGTTGAAGTATTTTGAGTCATCGTATGACAACAAGGATTCGCTGGGCTTGTTTGAGGACTGGGTTACGTTTGATGATTACTACTTTGGTCGCGTAAACCTGCCTCAGACTAGGGAAGACCCAGGCTCCAATACTAATATAATTCTTCCAAACATCGAGAGTCAGGTTGCTGATCTCGTTGATCAGCCTATGGATGTGATGGTCAAGGGGGAAGAACCATCTGATCATGTGTTTTCCTTGCATGTCCAGCATATCATTAGGTGGATTCTTCACAAGAACGATATGGTTTTCAAGTTGGATAGGCACGAACACCACAGATTGAAGTTTGGAACTGGTATCTGGAAAGTTTGGTACGATCCTAATGCTCTGCGTGGTCGTGGGTTGCCGATAATTTCACCGGTTAATCCTGTAAACTTCCTTCCCGACCCGAAAATAGCTTCCTGTGAGGAGTTGCAGGAGGGTGATTTTGTAATACACGCAACGCATAAGCCTCTAAATTGGGTTAAGAGGCACCCGATGTTCCGCGATAGGGCTGGAGAGTTGAGGCCTGCTGAATACTTTTCGTTCCGTACCCTCACGCAGTTTGAGGGTGAGGAAGATGATGAGTTGGACAACGTTGCTCGCGACAAGGTGCTTTACATTGAGTGTTGGATGAAAGACCTGTGGGATGATGGTACTCCTTATTTGCGTCTGGTAGTGGTGGCTAATAACGTACTTCTCTACGACAGTAAGGAGCACCGGAAGGGTAGCGGGTCTCTTTCGTTCTACAAGCATGGGAAGTTTCCGTTCGTGGCTACACCGTGCTACTTCCGCGAGGGTATGTTGTGGGGCATTGGTGACACTGAGTTGTTAATACCAACGCAGGACTTGATTAATGATCTGGACGATCAGATTCGTCGCAATGCGCGTCTTATGGGTAATATCCAGAAGATCATTGGGATTGCTTCTGGTATCAACCCGAAGAAGTGGACTAATCAGCCTGGGCTTAATGTTATAGCGCGTGATCCTGGTGCTTGGCAGATGGTTCAGCCTCCTAATATGCCGCCGTATATATTGAATCGCAGAGACTTTGCCTTTAGAGAGGCTGAGATCGTGTCTGGTCGTTCGGACGTGGTTGAAGGGCGTAGGCCGGGTAGTCTCAGGGCCGCTTCAGCTATCTTAGCGCTACAGGAGGCCGGTAATAGGCGCGCTAACCACAAGCGTCTTATGTTGCAGGCTGGTTTGAAGCAGGTTGTTGAGATACTAGTAGATTACATTAGGGAATATTTTACTGAGGAGCGAGCCTTTAGGATCATTGGCTCGAAGAATGATGACTACATTTGGTTCAAAGGCTCGTCTTTGAAGTCGATTCCGCGTCTTATACCTAAACCCTCGGTTAATCGAGAGACTGGTGAGGGGGAATATGAACTTGTTCCCTTGTATGGGCCGGAGGGCAAGAATTTATTGACGAAGGAGGCAGCGTTTGATATAGAGGTTCATATTGGGGCCGGGCTGCCTACGAATAAGTCGTTCTTGTATCAGGCTACAACTGAGTTGCACGGAAACGGCCTTATCACTACGGAGGAAGCGAGAATGTTCCTCAAGGAGCAACTGAGTTGGCCCATAATTGACCCGCAGAACCCTGTTGGCAGCTTTGCTGGTCGTAATGTGCCCCCGGAGGTTACACAACAGATGAATCTTGAGTATGGCAACTTTGGTAATTTAGAGGAAGGCTTGCCTTCGGAATTTATGCAGGAGTTAGTTAACAGGTTGGGAGCGGTGCCCAATGCTAGTTAAGGTTCCCGGTGGCTGGAAGATACGCTCCCACAGGACGGGTAAACTTTACCCGAAGGTTTACAGGACAAAGGTGGAAGCTGAGAGAAGAATAAAACAAATGGAGTGGTTCGGTAATGGCAAGAAAGAGAAAAAGAGAAAGTAAGAAAGGAACCGATAAGAAGTGGATTCAGGAGGCAGTCAAGAATCCTGGCAGCTTACGGGCTACTGCTAAAAAAGCTGGTGCTGTAACGAAGAGTGGCAAGATAAGTAAGAAGTGGCTTGAGGAAAAGGCCAAGGGTAGTGGTAAGACTGCTAGGAGAGCTAGGTTAGCCTTGACTCTCGGTAAATTACGCAAACGTAAGAGTAGGTGAGAGAATGTCTTTTGAGCAAAAGTTGAGTAAGATTGCTGAAAGGTTGCTTAATGAATCTGATACTTCTGGTGCTACGTTAGTTACTCGTCCTATCGAAGAAAAGTATTTGGAATACGCCTTTCAGCACCCGTACACTAAGCGTAGCGACCTACAGCACAGATTGATGGATATGCCTACATGCAGGCGGTGCGAGCGGCTTGCTTTTCGTGACCGCAGAGCTGGCGATCCACCGGATCAGCTATACGTAACTTGCCCCATCTGTGGATACCATGGGCCCCCTGGGCCAATAGTGCGTATGCATGTTAAGGAGGTGTAGTGATTGGCTACCAGGGTTAAACTTATTGATAGCAATACTGGGGAACCCGCTGATGTAATTGATGATATTTCTGGAGTGCTTAGCACAATAGCGGTAGAACACGCAAATATTCACAAAGGTGTTCTGTTTTCACTATTGCACAAGGTGGATATTACGGCTGGTTCTACTGCTTATATTCAGCTAAAGACAGGTTCAAAAACTGTTCATTTCAAACCAACGAACATAGCAACGGATGCAGATAAGTTTGCGGTTGAGTTCCTTGAAGACCCAACACTAACGGATGGTACGACTCCGATTACGCTAATAAATAGAAACAGGACAAGTAGTAACACTCCTGAAATTGCAGCTTATTCAAACCCAACTGGTGTTTCTGGTGGTACTAAGATAGATGAATTTTACGTTGGTGGTACTGTAGGGCAAAAAATTGTCGGAGGAGACGTAATCGCAGGTGTGAATGAGTTTGTTTTAAAACCAAACACCGACTATATTTACAAGATAACTAATGAGGGCACATCTGATGGAGCAGTTATGATACGAATGTTTTTCTATGAGATATAACCTAAAACCCGTCGCCGGGGTTAACGGGCGCATCTCGTCCATGTGACGTAAAAAGGAGGATGTTACTGTGGATACTGATGTAACTCAAACTGCTACTACTTCTAACGATGATCTTTCCGCTACCGCTGATGGACAGCAAGGAGCGGACAATTCGGGCGTTACTGCTAAACCTGATGTCGCCGGTCAGGATAATGATAGTCAAGAGTCTACCACTACAGATGCCGTGGTAGACAAACAGGCAGCCTCTCGTGCTA